CAGCACAGGACCGGTAACGTTCTTAGAACGTTGCCGGGCTTACTACCTTGGTACAAAGTATCAAGGCGGTCTCACGCGCTGGTCCCGCTTGCCCCGGCGTTTACTCAGACGAGCTAAGCTCGACTGGAGGCTAGAGCCTAAGGCCCTAGCCGAGTATAACCGGGACGAGCAGGTAGCAATCTTCCTATCGAACCTCTGGTTCAAGGCGTCAGACAATCTAATACGCTCACTAAGTGAGGCAAAAGACGTCCTAACCACCGCTCAGCGATGGTTAGACACGGCCGACGGAACCGTTCTCCCCTACCTCTTAGAGGCGGAGGATCCGGATTTCGGGGTCGTGGACGAACTAACGAGGTTCGCACTGGAAAATTGTGCAAACAACTATGCAGGGTTTATCAGTCGCCTAAAAAAGGCGAAGAAACTGATACGCAAGAGCCTAGCTGTAGACGAGGACCTCATGTCCCTAAGGGATATGGGGACCTACTTCAAGGTCTACAGGCAAACCGCCCCTAAGGGGCAGGGCTTCTATGAAGAAGCCTCTCATGCGGTACTGTGGTCTCAGACCAGAGCCACCGGCTTAGCCGACATGGCAATGGCGCGGAACTCCTTAAAGAAGTTTCACGCCACAGTTACAGCCCCACCAATCAACCCCGAGGTCTTCCTTAAGTATCGCAAAGCGATAAAGGAGTCAACCCTAGTGGTTAGATCGATGCAGGGACTGCATGCTCACCTCTCCATGGGGCCTAAGGCCTCCATAGAGAGTACCCAACAAATGGGTGGGCATACAGGACACCTGTGCGAAGTTGTGCGCACGCGTGTCGTGAAGTACCGGTATGATCCGGTAACTTTGGAGAGAACACCAGACCGACGAGCCATTAGGGACTCGAAAGGTCTACTCGACTTTTGCATTGAGTGGGTTCTTGAGAACCCGGTGTGGCGGCGCGTGGTCAGACCACATGCCGTCCTTGAGCCATCAAAGGCTCGAGTCATCACCCTCTCCCCTTGGGCCGCTTCGCGGATCCAAGGGTTGGTGTCTCATCTCTTGTCCCCCTGTCTGAGACAGAGGTTCCAGACTAGGTCTGGAATGACAAAAGACCGGCACCTCTGGAACTTTTTCCGAACCTTACATCCTCAGGATGTACTGTGGGGAAAAGTCCAGGGGCAGCCGGCTCTCAGTACGGACTGGAGTGAGGCTACCGACTTCGTTGAGCATCCCTTTGCGAATCTGATTTGGGATCAGATCCTAGGGCATGCCAAGAAAGTAGAGGGAGCTCCACTTGGGCTGATGCGACTTGCCAGAACTCTCCATACAGAGAGCCGACTGGTGGTCTCAACGGAGGACTTAGTCCAAACCGCTGGACCATGGTTTAAAACCACAAGGGGCATCTTTATGGGGGATTACCTAACAAAGGTAATCCTTACCATCGCCCAAGATAGTATTGCCCGCTATGCGGGCCTTCACGTCTACAGCATCGTGGGGGACGACTTCGTGGCCTTAGGCCCACGAGACAATCTGAAGTCGTACCTCAACGGTGTCGTAGAGACCGGAAACCAACTTTCTGAAGATGACACGTTCATCTCCCAGAAATTCCTCTTCTACTGTGAAGAAGCAGCGTTGAACCCAAGGTCCACCGTTGATCTTCCAGTAGTGGCTATCAAACGTGCACGATCTAAGATCGTGTATATTGATACGCCAAGGATCCGCCTACTCCTGCCGACTTGTGCCGAAACCTTAGGTTTCAGTGGGGTACAAGCAGGACGTTTCTCCCTTCTAGGAAAGGAGACGAGATGGGTTGCCAACACACACCAAGCTAAGCTTGGTTTGTTTGAAAGAGCGCAAGCTCTACAACACATCCTCCTCCCGAGAGACAGGGACACTCAGTGTCCCTTTCTCCCGGAGGACATAGGTGGAGATGGATCCTACACCACATCGGTAGACTTCTTAAAGAAGGTGATCGAGACTAAGTCCCGATCTTCTCCCGAAACGTGGTGGAGGATCCATCATCTCTGGAAAGGAAAGTCTGGTTTCAGACTAGTAAGCTCAGAGATCCACAACCAGGTGGTGACCAGGTACAAAGCCTGGCTACCCACCTCGGATTTACTAAAGGGATATCTTCCTAAGGAAGTTATCGTCGAGCTTGATGAGTCAAACTCATCACTCAAGACTCTTCAGGTTAAAGGGTTCTTAGAACCCCCCCAGAAGACCTTTTTCCGAATGGTAAAGGAGGCGTACTACCGTGCATGCTTAGCAGGCACGAGGTACGAGGACCTGCCCAGGTTGGCGTACGTGCAATCCCAAAAGGAATTTGCTGAAGGTGGATCGAAATCACCTCCGTACACCAACCTTGACAGGTTCATCCAGCATTGGGCGAACCACGGGTTCAAAACCCGAGACGATCCAACGTAGTTAGTACGTGAGGACCTAACGCACATGCTGGACCACCTTCACCTTATCTGGTACTTCACAAGGAGAAAACCTGGGGGGGGTCCTACAGCGAAGGAGTGGCTAGCCAACTCCTCCATTGTAGATGAGCTTTCGGGCTCAGTGTTCGAACACTTAGTGAATCGAACAGACCTCCCAAAGGTGATTAAGGACAGGCTCCACCTAATGGTTGAATCAGATTCAATCATTAAGGAAGAGTTCGTCCGAAATCCTCCCGAGAAATCCTTCGTGGTGCTGATCTCCCGCGATCTCCGCCTAGCCGCTGACTTAGTCAGACTGGGTGAGGCTCGCGGTCGCGAGTACCAAGTACTCGCGTTCCCTCCGGCCTTCTACTTAGTAGGAAGGTTGGATGAAGTAACAGGAGAAACCGATTACTCAGTAATCGAAGACCCTGGAGCCATGACCTATGAGGACATGGCGTACTTCACGGAGGGGGAGGCACCAGAATGGATCTTTGATCCTATCTCGGTGGTACCAACAAGGTACCACCATGTAAGTGCTGTCAAAAGGGAATGAGAATCCCGGCCGATCATTAACCACTTAGTGGAAGATACTAAGTATCTGTCCAATGGTCGAGCAGCCTGGGCCCA